AGCGGGCGACGCTCGCCGAGATCGAGCAGGGGATCGAGCAGCGGGGCGCGGAGCTCGAGGACTGGAGGTACCTCGAGCGCGCCTGCGGACGAGACGGAATACAGGCCCTCGAGCTCGACGCACTCGGCCCGAGCATCGCCGAGGTGGCGAACAGGCTCCTCGATGCGGCCTACGGGTCGCGCTTCCGGATCGAGATCAGGACGACGAGGATCGCCGGACGCGGATCGAAGACGAAGAGCGTCGAGGACTTCGAGCTTGTGATCCATGACGCCGAGGCCGGTACAGAACAGCCGCTCGATACCCTCAGCGGCGGGGAGGCAACGTGGGTGCGCCGCGCGCTCTACGACGCCTTCGCCGCGATCAGGGCGAACAGCACGGGCACGAAGTTCCTGACCGTGATCCAGGACGAGAGCGACGGCGCCCTCGATCCGGAGGCGCGGCTCAGGTACTTCCGCATGATCGAGGCAGCCCACGCGGCGAGCGGCCGACACCACACGCTGATCGTAACTCACTCGGAGATGGCTCAGGAGATGATCGCGCAGCGGATCGAGATGAGGAGCCTTGCCAGAGAGGAGGTGGCCGCGTGAAGGAACAACACGGCATGACCAAGACGAGCATGTTCTCAAGGTGGCAGTCGATGCTCCAGCGCTGCTGCAACCCGAATCACCGACACTACGGGAGATACGGAGGAAGAGGGATCACGGTCTGTCGCGAGTGGAGGGAGTCCTTCGCCGCGTTCTACTCCGACATGGGCGATCCTCCGACTCCGACGCATCAGATCGACAGGGCGGACAACTCCCTTGGCTACTCCAAGGACAACTGCCGGTGGGCGCTTCCGGCAGACAACAGTCGCAACAGGTCGACCACGAAACTCACGAGCGAAGACGTGGCAGAAATCATCAAGCTGGCGGCGGGAGGCGTCTCGAATGGCGAGATCGCGCTCCGCTTCGGGATCAAGCCGCACACGGTATCCACTATGACATGGAGGGCCAACAGGACGAATCGTGGCGACAAGAAGGGCCACCGCGATGCCAGCTCTCGCTACAGGGGTGTCTCCTGGCAGAAGCAGACGCGCAGATGGCAGGTCCGGGTACAGAGCGACTATATCGGCCTGTTCAGCTCCGAGGCTGACGCCGCTCGCGCCTATGACGCCGAGGCCGCCCGGAGGTTCGGTGATCGCGCGACACTGAACTTCCCGGCGGATCGCCAGGGGGCCGCATCATGACCCTCACGACCTTCCTGCACGGCGACCTGGAGGTCCTCGCGAATCACCTGGAGTACGGCGAGGGCGAGCTCTCGCAGGACGAGATCAAGAGCACGCTGGCGAACCTCTGCAGGCGCGTCTTGCGGATCGAGCAGCGGCGGGAGGAGGACGACCGCGAGCTCGAGAGGACGGTGGGCGGCTGACGCCCTCGGCGCGCGCGGCATCATCCGGTGGCCGGCGCGCCGCATACCGCGGGGACGCCCCGTGTGGGAGGTCCGCGGAGTGTTTCGGGCCGAGCGAGGGTGACTCCTCGCGTGGCGAGAAAGGCAGGACCCTCCGCACTGGTGGCACGGACGTCTGGTCAACGTCACGGGCCGGCAGACGAGGCCGCACGCCCATCGCTCTTTGCACTGGAGATCGCCCGCCGGGCGTCTGTGCGCGGCGGGCACTTGCCCAGCGAAGACGGAGGGATCGTCGCGCCGCCGGTGCACCGGACGGCGGGAAGCAGGTTCGAGTCCTGCCGCTGGCATCGAGGGGAGGGGAACATGCGTCAGACAATCCGTGGTGACTCGTCGGGGGCCGATGCGCTGTCCCGTGGGGGAGAGGCGAAGACCGTCACCATCGCGGAGCGCCGGTGTCTGCGCTGCGGGGGCAGGCTCCAGGTCGTGGTGGACAGGACGGGAGAGGGCAAGAGCCCGCTCCACTGCCGCGGGTGCGGGAGGGCGGTGCCGGCATGAAGCTCAAGGATATCCCGGTCGACCAAATCGTGGTCGGCAAGAACATCCGTCTCGAGCCTGAGGAGCTTGGTGAGCTCGGGAACCTGATGGAGTCCATCGGCAGGCACGGCCAGCTGCAGCCCATCATCGTACTACCTCGGGATGGGAAGTATGAGCTCGTCGCGGGCCACCGCCGGCTCGCAGCGATGAAGGCGCGGAACGAGCGAACGGTAGCCGCGGTGATCCACGATTCCATCAGCGACGCCGACGTCCCGTACCTGCGCCTTGCCGAGAACATCCAGCGGAAGCAGCTCAGTCCGCGCGAGATCGTGGTCGCCCTGAACGCGATCAAGGCCGCCAAGCCGGGGATCACCGTCGCCGGCCTGGCGAAGCTGGTCAACCGGAGCGACGCCTGGATCAGCATGCAGTATCAGGCCGCGCGGACCTACGATGAGCTCATCGCGGACGGTGTGGCGCCCGAGCAGGCCTCGAAGCTCACCTTCAATGACCTGGTCGAGCTCTCCCGCGTCAAGAACCGCCAGGAACGCGAGGAGGCCACTCACGAGATCCTGGGTCCGGTGAAGCGACAGGCCAAGGACGTCACGGGTCGAAAGCGCGAGCGCCGCGGGGCCTACATCGACTACACAGGGGGCTTCGCCATCATGGGCGACAGCAAGACGCGCACCGTCAGAGTGATTTGCACATCCGACGGCGCGCGCGACAAGGTCATCGCCTGCCTGCTGCGCCTCAAGGTGCGCAGAGTGGGGAAGACGTGACCTACCCCGAGTACCTGCTTTCGCCGCGCTGGCAGGAGGTCCGCGCCGCAGCGCTCGAGCGCGCAGGCCACCGCTGCCAGCTCTGCTACTCCAAGATGAGACTGGAGGTCCATCACCGCACCTACGAGCGGCTGGGGCACGAGGAGCCCGACGACCTGGTCGTGCTGTGCGACCGCTGTCACGAGCGGCACAGCGTCGCACTCCCGGCCCCGGTGCTCTGGGAGATCCAGGACGGCAGGCCCTGGTACCCGCCCGGGCGCGCCGGCGAGATCATCCGCGAACTCGAGCTCATCGCGGACTGGGAACGGGCCCGCGCGCTGCTCGCCGAGAAGATCGAGCTCGACCGGGCCAGGGGCGGTATGCGGCAGGAAGGAGTGGCCTGATGGCACGGGAGACAGACTCGGTCATCCACGCCGAGCGCGACTACCGCCTCGCCTGGTGGCGCTTTGAGAGAGCCTGCATCTTCGCCGAGCTCAGCGAGCTCGACGAGCGGGGCATGGGCGAGGAGGTGCGCCGGCACGCGGCGCTCGCTGGCCTGGATCTGGGGGAGCTGCACCGCAGTTTCCTCGAGCACTACCCAAGGACTACTCGATGAGCGACAGGGACCCGTTCGAGGACGACGATCCGTTCGAGGACGTGGCCGACGCGAAGACGCAGGCCTCGGCAGCCGCGGAGCAGTACAACCAGAAGATGGCGGCGGCGGACCGGGCCGAGCGGCAGGGCCGCAAGAAGCAGGCCGCGCTCCTGCGCGCGGAGGCAGAGGCGCTCCTGCACCCGGCGGTCCAGCCCGGGGGCAACGGCAAGCAGACCGATGAGGAGCTGAAGGTCGACCTCCAGCCGGTGCGGGATCTCGGCCATGCCACCGTGCTGGCCGAGCTCCTGGCCGAGCGGTACCGCTGGGCCGAGCACCGCGGGACGTGGATGCGCTGGACCGGGAGCGTCTGGGAGCCCATCTCAGAGCCTTGCATGGTGACGGCCTCCACCGAAGCTCTCCGGAAACGCTACGGCGTCCAGATCGCGCAGACGAAGGGCGACAAGGACGAGATCCGCAGGCTCGCCGCGCTCGTGAACGAGACGTGCATCTACTCCCGCATGATCGGCGCCCTGTCGTTTCTCAAGGGCATGGCGGGCTTCCACACCGCCGCCGGGGAATGGGATCCCGATCCGTGGGTGCTCAACGTCAAGAACGGCGAGCTCGATCTACGCACCGGGGAGCTCCGGCCCCACGACCCGCGCCACCTTCACACCATGATTGCCGGAGTCGACTACGTCCCCGGGGCAGAGCTCGCGGCATGGACAGCTCACCTCGAGCGATTCCTTCCGAACGAGAACGTCCGCCGCCAGGTCCAGCGGGACCTCGGCGTCGCTCTCGTCGGCGGCACGCTGCAGGAGAGGCTCCCGATCTGGTACGGCACCGGCGGCAACGGCAAGACCACGACGGAGCGGATCGTGCAGCGCGTCTGCTCCGACTACGTCAGGGTCGCGGCGCCGAACCTGCTCATCCAGTCGAAGTACGAGCGCCATCCCACCGAGATCGCCGACCTGGCCGGGAGTCGGGTCGTCTTCTCCGTGGAGATCGGAGGAGGCCGGAAGCTCGACGAGGCACGGGTCAAGGAGCTCACGGGAGGCGACACCAAGAAGGGCCGGTTCATGCACCAGGACTACTTCGAGTTCCCGCAGACCTTCTCGATCTTCCTGCTCGTCAACCACCGCCCGCGGATAGCCGACTCCGACGAGGGCATCTGGCGCCGGGTCGCCCTCGTGCCCTGGCAGGAGACCATCCCGGAGGACCAGCGCCGTGGCCAAGACGAAGTGGTAGACGAGCTCACGGGTCCCTGGGTCCTGGCCTGGCTCGTGGCCGGCCTCCTGGACTGGCAGAAGGACCGTGCCTGGGTCGCTCCCGAGGTGATCGAGGCCACCGCCGCATACCGCCAGGAGGAGGATCGCTTCTCCGGTTTCCTCGAGGAGCGGTGCGAGATGAGTCCACTTTACTGGACACCATCAGGTGATCTCTACGCAGCCTACGAGGCCTGGTGTCGGGACAACGACACCGAACCCGCCGGCAAGCGAGCGCTCGCCGCAAGGCTCTCCGAGGCCGGTTGCGACCCGAAGACCGGACACGGCAAGCTTCGCGGGTGGCGCGGAATTCGCGTGAAATCGGCGTTCCGGAAGGCTGAAAATGCTGGTTTCGCGGATCGGGGGGCGGATGGGGGCGGATCTACTATGTCGCCCTTAAGAGAGAACCCCGTTGGAGCTGCAATGGGAGAACCGCCCCCCAACGCCCCCCATGACGATCTCTGGGAGGGGACGGACCTCTCTGGTCCACCCCAGGAGGGTCAAGATGACTCACTATTCTGAGCACGACAGTAGACTAAAGTCGGCAGGCAGGGCCCGCCTCCTGACCCCGATCTCGGAGCGCCGGGAGCCCCCGTCGGGCGAGTGTGCCCTGCGCGCGGCCCGGCTCCGGGAGCGCAGAGCGCGGTGGGCGAAGCCGATCCCGGAGGAGGTCCCTGCCCCGGCCTGCGGGAGGGCGATGTACTTCGGCACCGGGCGGTTCTGCGTCTGCGACTGCAAGAAGGCGTGGGAGATCGGCGATGACGGCGAGCTCGAGGACGTGAGCAGGGAGGGATCGTGAGCGCTATGCTGACAGCTGCCGAAAGGAACCGGATCGACGGTCTCAGGACAGACGGGTTGAGCCGTGGCGCCATCCTGTTCCTGATCTCAGTGATCGATCGCCTTGTGGATGGGCACGACCAGCAGTGCGCGTGGAAACAGGGCTGCGATGGAGAGTGGGAGTCCTCCTGCGGCGAGTGCTGGGTGTTCGACAACGCAGGACCTGTCGAGAACGGTGTGAAGTATTGCCATGGATGCGGCAAGCCCGTGAAGCCGGTGCCGTACGTTGACGAAGCCAACGCCGACGGGATCGAGGCCGACGGCTCGCCCATGGACGCCACGGAGCGGCCGAAGTGATCACCGTCCACTGGACCGGCAGGGCGGTCTCGGACAATGCGAAGACGATCCGCGACTGCCGAGGCTACCACCGCAACAGCTCCGAGTACCGCGCGTACCGCTCGAGCGTCGCGGCGACGATCATGGAGCAACGCCCGGCAGTGAGGCTCGATCGCCCTGGGTTGTTCGTGCAGTTCCGTCTCGAAGGCCACTGCGACGCCAGCAACATGCTGAAGGGCCTGCTCGATGGGATCCAGGAAAGCGGCCTGGTAGCGAACGACAGGCACATTGCGCCGGTGACGGTCCTTCCGACGCTCAAGCACCCGCGCGGGGAGCGAGACGAAGCCTGGCTCGTGTTCTGGGAGGACCAGCGGTGTTGAGACCGGCGGACCGCGACATGCCGTGGCCGATCCACTTCGGTTCGATCGACTGGCCGGCCAGGCTGACGCTTGACCAGTTCCTCGATGTCGCGCGCGGGACGATGCGGTGCGAGACATGCGAGTGGGCGGTGAGGCCTGGAGACGAGTGCGCCGAGCAGGCGTTCGTCCTGGGCTGCATCCACTGGAAGCAGAGGTCCAAGTGAGGCCGTCGCCGCAACTCTCCGTGGTTGTCCAGTGCAGGACCTGCGGGCGGGTTGGCTACGAACGTGGCCCGTGCCGGCATTGCCGGGCGTACGGCCATCCCTGGGAGCCGACGGATCCCGTGGAGATCCATGCGCAGGGGACCGTCGGGAAGCTCACCCGGGAGCTCACGCGGTGGAAGAAGGAGGCGCTCGAGCTCAGACGTCTGTACGCCTCGGCGCGGCACGAGGAAGACGTACTCAGGAAGCGAGTGCTGCGAGCGGAACGCGTCCGCGAGCGATTGGGGCGATGGGCGCGGGCGGTAGAACGAGCCCGCGGGGAACTGGGGCGCGAGAGTTCCGCGTCTGGCTGACGAGGAGGTGAGACGATGGGCGCGCTTGAGGTCACGATCGCGGTGGTCGCTGCCTTCGCGATCGCCGGTCTGATCTGGATCGTGGTGAGGGACTGGAAGGAGCGCCGGTGAAACCCCGCTCAGGCGAGCTCGTGCCGGCCGTCGTCCGCGAGTACCGGAGGCTCGTGTGGATCCTGGCCGGTCTCCTGGTGGTCGGGGTGTTGTCCCTCGGGGCATGGGGCATCGCGGGCGTGGTCGTCGACCACCGGCCGCACCTGCGGTACGTGACCACGCAGGAGATCTACCTCGGTGGACGCGTGGTGGAGTGGCAGGTGGAGCTCGCCATCGCTGGGGAGTCGGTGAAGGCGGTGCTGTACAGCGAACGGGAAGCCGTACGGCTGCGGGATGCCGCGAGCCAGTAGGGGGACACGGATGAGGTTGACCGTGGAGCAGATCGATCGGATCCTGCGGGAGATCGAGCAGCTCGACTACGGGCGCGTGATCGTAGCCGTCTGCGCACCGAAGCGCCATGTGACGCTGACAGTCGAGCGCCAAGTCAGGATCGACGAATCGCAGAGCATGGCGCTTGACGCGGCGGCGAAGCGCCGGTAGTATTCGGGATAGTAGCTGCGCCAGCCGAGACACGGCCGCGCGGGACAGGCCTCCTCGAGGGGAGGCCTCTTCCGTGCGGCCGTTTTCCATTGGCGCAGTTCCCGGGGAGGGGAACGGTGCCGCAGAGAGCGATGAGGCCATGCCACTACCCGCGGTGCCCCGCAGTGACGCGGGATGGGTGGTGTGATGCACATCGGCCGACTCGACTTGACGAACACGACAAGGATCGCCCTAGCGCAGCGGTCCGCGGCTACGGCCGGAGCTGGCACCGAGTCCGTGAGTCCGTCCTGGCTCGCGCCGGCATCCCTCGGGACGACTGGCCTCGATGGGACGTGGACCATGTGCCGCCCTACAACCCCCTCATCGAGCCCCACCACCTGAAGTACACGCTGACGCCTCGGCTACACCGCGACCACAGCTCGAAGACGGCACGCGAGGCAGGCTTCGGGCGCCGTCGGGGAGGGGGGGGTCAATCCCTGGGGCCCTTCGCCGTAGACCGTGGCGTGTACCCGCGCGCGAGCGATGTCAGGATGGCTGCGAAGGGAGGCCGGTGATGCCAGGGCCGGCCAAGACCCCGACCAAGCTGAAGGTCATCCGTGGCACGTTCCGAAAGGACCGGGCCCCGAAGCGCGAGGCGGACCCAGAGGTGGTGACGGAGGTCCCGAAGCCGCCGACCGGGATGCCGAGGCACGGCCGGCGCATGTGGAACCGCCTGGCCGCCGAGCTCGTGGCCAAGGACCTGCTGACCGTGGTCGACCTCGAGGCCCTCGAGGCGCTGTGCTCAGCCTACGCGCTGTTCAAGGAGGCGCGCCAGGCCATCTACCGGTACCGGGACGCGGATGGGAAGTGGCGGCATCGGACCGCCGGCGAGTACCTGGCCGGACGCAACAGCCAGACGATCCCGGAGCTTGGGGCCATGCGGCAGGCTCTCGCACTCATGAAGAGCTACATGGTCGAGTTCGGTCTCACGCCGGCGGCGCGCGGCAAGATCGAGCTCCCGGCGAGGGAGCCGAAAGACGAGGACCCCATGGAGAAGCTCTGGAATGAAGCATGAGCGGATCCTGGCCGTGCTGCTCTTCGTTGTCGTGGGGGTCGCGGTGAGCGGGCACACCGAGTACACCGCCGAGCACTACATGGAGGACGTGCTCTCTGGGCGGCAGGTGGCCTGCAAGTGGGTGAAGCTCGCGGTCGAGCGCCAGATCCTGGACCTGGACCGGGCAGCCCGAAGGGACCCCGAGTTCCCGTACTACTTCGACCGCGACCAGGCGAAGCGGGCGATCGACTTCACGCAGCAGCTCCGGCATACGCAGGGCGAATGGGCGAACCCCCGGCTGCACGACACGCGGCTGAAGCTGGAGCCGTGGCAGCAGTTCATCGACTGGGTAACCTTCGGCTGGCGTCGGGAAGGTGGCGTCCGTCGGTTCACGCGCTGCTACATCGAGGTCGCTCGGAAGAACGGCAAGACCGTGATGGGCGCTGCGATCGGCAACTACGTCTGCTTCCTCGACTCTCCGCGCGAGCCCGGGGCCGAGGGGTACTGCGTCGCCACGAAGAAGGAGCAGGCCAAGAAGAGCTGGGACGAGATGCGGATGCAGGTCGAGAAGCACCCCTTCCTCAGGAACAAGATCCGCACCTACAAGCAGAGCTCGACGCTCGTGGTACCCGGAACCGCGACCCGGATCCGCCTGATCGGCAAGGATAGCCAGACCGAAGACGGGATGAACCCGCACTTCGTCCTGGTGGACGAGTACCACGCGCACACCGACCACTCGATGCTCGAAGTCATGGAGTCGGCCATGGGCGCCCGCCGGCAGCCGCTCGTCTACATCATCACGACCGCCGGCTTCGACAAGAACAGCGTCTGCTACCAGGAGGAACACTCCCTGGCCGAACGGATCCTCGAGCGGTCGATCCAGCCGGTCCCCGAGAAGGTATTCGTCATCATCTACACCCTTGACGAGGGAGACGACTGGACCGATCGCCGGGTATGGGTCAAGGCGAACCCCAATCTCGGCGTGTCCGTGAGCTACGAGTACCTCGAGGAGCGCGTCCAGGAAGCCCTGCAGTCGCCGACCAAGCAGAACGACGTGCTGACGAAGAACTTCAACATGTGGACCCAGGCACAGACGCGGTGGATTCCGGACGAAAAGTGGGTGAGCTGTGCCGGCGAGATCGACGAGGAGGCCCTGGTCGGCCGGCCGTGCTACGTGGGTCTCGACCTCTCCGCGACGGTGGACATCACGGCGTACTGCCTTTGTTTCCCCGCGATCGCAGGGGGCGAGAAGTACCGGCTCCTCTGGCGGTTCTTCATGCCGGAGGAGGGGCTCCTTGAGCGGGAGCGGCGCGACCGGGTGCCGTACCTCACCTGGCGCGACCAGGGGCTCATCATCGCCACCCCCGGCGACGTGATCGACTACGACGCCGTGAAGCAGGAGCTCGACCGGGACCTGAAGCGATACGTGGTGCAGGAGATCTCGTTCGACCCGTGGCACGCGCAGGAGATCTCCAACCACTACACGGCCGCGGGGCTCAGCATGCTCGAGATCCGCCAGACCTACAACGGCATGGCCGGCTACACGGCGACCTTCGAGAAGAAGGTGCTCGCCGGTGAGATCCTCCACGACGGCAACCCTGTCATGCGATGGATGCTGAGCAACACCGAGGTGAAGAGCGACCGGCAGGACAACATCATGCCGATGAAGCCGCGGCGGGATGCGAGCGGAAAGCGCATCGACGGCGTAGTGGCGGCCATCATGGCTCTGGGTCGGGCCGTCTCCGTGCGCGAGAGCGCGCGCTCGGTCTACGAAGAGCGGGGGATGGTCTCGGTATGAAAGCGCCGCGGTTCGTCGAGCGGATCCTCAAGGCGCTGGCGGCCCAGCAGTTCGAGGAGGTTCTCCGCGCGTACCTCAAGGGAACGGACTCGGCCGCGGGGATCCCGGTGACTGACGAGACGGCCATGCGGATCGCGGCCGTCAACGCCTGCGTCCGGGTCATCTCCGAGACCGTGGCGAGTCTGCCGCTCAACGTCTACCAGCGCACGGACGAGCGCTCTCGGATCAAGGCCATCCGCCATCCGCTCTACCGGCTGCTGCACGACCAGCCCAATTCCTGGCAGACGAGCTTCGAGTTCAGGGAGCTCCTGCAGAACCATCTCTGTCTCAGGGGTCGCGCGTATGCCTACAAGCTCCGGGTAGGCGGAGAGATCAGCGAGCTCATCCCGCTCAACCCCGACCTCGTGACCGTGGAGCAGACGCCGGACTACCGGCTCGTGTACACGGTGAACCGCTCCGACACGGGACGTGGACCGCTCGTGCTGAAGCAGGAGGATGTCCTGCATCTCAGGGGTCTGTCCTCCGACGGCGTCGATGGCCGGAACGTGATCGCCGACGCTCGGGAGACCTTCGGGACCGCCCTGGCGATGCAGGCCTACGCGGGACGGTTCTTCCGGAACGACGCCACCCCGAGCGTGGTGCTGAGCCATCCCGGGAAGCTCAGCAAGGAGGCGGCCGATCGGCTCGAGGCGAGCTGGAACGCGAGCCACTCCGGTCCTGCCAACGCCCGCCGGACCGCGGTCATCGAGGAGGGCATGAAGGTCGAGAAGCTCTCGGTGGCCCCGGAGGACGCTCAGTTCCTGGAGAGCCGGAAGTATACGCGCTCGGAGATCGCAGGTCTGTTCCGGGTTCCGCCCCACATGATCGGGGATCTCGAGCGTTCGACCTTCTGTCTGCCGGCAGATGTCGAAGTGTTCACCGAGACAGGTCCGAAGCCGGTCGCGAGCGTTCAGGCGGGGGAGCGGGTCTGGTCGCCTGGTGCCGGAGGTATGGTCCTGTCGCCGGTGCGGCAGATGGTCTGCTCTGGCATGGACGAGATCCTCGAGATCCGGACGACGAACCGCACGCTTCGGTGCAACGCGGCGCATCGCATCCTGGCCCGCCGGAAGGTCCGCTCGCCGCGTCCTGGCGCGGGAGGCTACCAGTCCGTCAGCTGGAAGACCAGCTATGTCCCTGCCGGCGACCTTGCGGTTGGCGAGACCGTCGTGGTTCTCGATGGCTTGCCTCCCGATGGCGTGGAAGTCGCACCGAACGGACGGAGGCTGTCTGTCGGGTTCATGGAGTTCTGCGGTCACCTGCTCGGCAACGGGCACGTCTACCCGCATCGGGGTGTACTGATCGCGAGGGCGGAGAACGCCCGGTACATGGACGCCTACCGCGAGATCATCAAGCAGGAGTTCGTTTCGTACGCCCACGCCGGCGACTCCCGTGACGGGACAGCGGTCGCAGTCGCTCCGGTCCGCATGGGCGAGGACAGACGAAGCACGAGGTTCGCGTCAGTCTTGGCTGCAGATGAGCTGACGGAACTCGGCCTCTCCGGGGTCTCTCGCACGAAGCGCGTGCCGGACTGGGTGTTCGGCACTCGCGCCGAGCTCCGCCTGGCCTTTGTCCGCGGGTTCCTGGACGCGGATGGGCATGTCGACAAGAAGGGGCGCGCGAGCTTCGGGAGCGCGAACCGGACGATGCTGTCGCAGATGCGGCACCTATGTATTGGGCTCGGGCTTCCGGTCACGAACCTCTACCGGCGCCAGCACCTCGTCACCCTGCCTGATGGCAGGCCCTTCGAGAGCCAGTTCTACACGTTCAGCTGCTCGGATCCGGCCGCGATCCAGAGGATCGGTTCGCATGATCCACTCGACCGGGCACGGTTCTGCGCCGGCAGGCCGTTCCGACGAAAAGGCCGGGCGTACCCGAGGCATGGCGGAGGGGGCTTCGCCATGCCGGGGTGTTCTCTCGCTCGGGTGACGGGAGTCCGCAGGCTGCCCGCGGAGCCGGTCTACGATCTGGAGGTCGAAGAGACCCACTCGTTCATCGCGAACGGCGTCGTGGTTCACAACAGCAACATCGAGCACCAGGCCATCGACTTCGTGACACACTGCATCCGGCCGTGGCTCGTGCGCTGGGAGCAGGCGTTGCACCGGGATCTGTTCGTCGCTCCGATCCTGTACTTCCCCGAGTTCAACGTCGACGCGCTTCTGCGGGGAGACACGGCGAGCCGCTTCCAGGCGTACGCGGTGGGCAGGCAGTGGGGGTGGCTGTCGGCGAACGACATCCGGGACCGGGAGAACATGAACCCCATCGAGGGGGGGGACATCTACCTCACGCCGGCGAATATGCTGCCGGCCGGTACGTCGGGCGGTGCTCCCGCCGCGGCTGCACAGGCGCAAACCGAGGCGGCGCACGTTCTGACCTCGGGGAACGGGAAGGAGAAGGCCCATGCCCTTTCCGAATGAACATGCCTGCCGGGTCAACGACCCAGGGAAGTACGAGCGGTTCGCGCGCAAGAATTGCGAGATCAAGGTCGACGGCAAGTGCGTGGACGTGATCTACGGCGTCAAGAAGGACGGCACCAGCGAGATCCAGTCCTACCGCTACCCCAAGGACGTCTGGACCGCTGCGGCAGCGCGCAAGCACTGCCGCGAGCACGGCGGGAGCTTCGAGGCAGCCGGCGAGGGTGCAAGCGACGGGGCCCTGTGCGTGCCCTGCGGTGATCGCGTCCAGTCGCGATGGTACGCGCTGGAGGTCCACGACCAGGTCGCAGAGATCTCCATCTTCGACGAGATCGGAGGCTGGGGGATTCCCGTCGCCGAGTTCAAGCGTGCCTTCGACCAGGTCCGCGACCAGCCGGAGCTCCGGCTTCTCATCAACTCCCCGGGCGGGAACGTCTTCGACGGCATGGCCATGTACAACCTGCTCGCCGGCGTGCGCTCGAAGCTCGAAGTAGAGGTACTGGGGATCGCCGCCTCCATCGCCTCCGTGGTGGCCCTCGCGGGGCGGAAGCTCACAATGGGCGAGGGATCGTACCTGATGATCCACAACCCGTGGGCGCTCGTGGTGGGGGACGCCGACGCGATGCGGGAGACCGCCGAGGTCCTCGAGAAGATGGGGGGCGAGCTCGCGAACATCTACGCCGCGCACTCGAGCCTGACCAAGGACGAGGTGCTCGGGAAGATGGACGCCGAGACCTGGTTCACGGCGTCGGAGGCCGTCGAGGCCGGGCTGGCCGACGAGATCGTAAGCCACGCCGAGGCGGCCGCGCTCGCCTTCGACTTGGGCAAGTACAACTACCGCCACGTGCCCGGGGGCATCCGGGCAAGCTCGAGGGCGGAAGACAGGTCAGCAGTAACGGAGCGGTTCGTAGAGCGAGCCCTGCGGGAGGCAGGCTGCTCGCGGAGCACGGCCGAGCTCATCGCCAGCCATGGCGTTCGGGCACTGCGTCAGGGGGAGCCTGGCGCGGAGCAGGGGGAGCCTGGAGTCCCGGAGCTCGATGCCGGCAGGATCGAAGCGCTCACGAGGAACATCCACATCCTGGGAGGGAAACATGGGAGATGAGGTGAAGAGCCTGATCGAGGCTCAAGGCCGCGCGTTCGAGGCCTTCAAGAAGACGAACGACGAGATCCTGGCCAAGAAGGCCGACGGTCAGGGGGTGGCGGAGCTCGAGGCGAAGCTCAAGCGGCTCGAAGCGGAGCTCGCGCAGGGGCAGGAGACGCTCAGGCGCCTGGGTGAGCTCGAGGCGAAGCTCGGGAAGATGGAGCTCGGGACCGGGGGCGCCGGCCGCGACCCCAAGCGGAGCGAGTACCGCGCCGCCCTCGTGAGCTGGCTCCGGACCGGCAACGGGGAGGCGGAGCTCCGGACCCTGTCGCCGCGGGCCTCTCTGACGGCGGGGAGCGATCCGGACGGGGGATTCCTCCTGACCGAGGAGCTCGAGGCGGGGATCGACCGGGTACTGCCGCTCCAGGGGGCGGTGCGCCGCCTGTCGCGGGTGATCCGGATCGGCGCGGCTTCGTACAAGAAGCTCGTGACCAAGTCCGGGGCGGCCGGAGGCTGGGTCGAGGAGACCGGGGCGCGGCCGGAGACGGCAGGGCCGCAGCTGAGTCAGCTCGAGTTTGTGCCGAAGGAGGTCTACGCGCTTCCGTACGCGACGCAGACGCTCCTGGACGACTCGTCCGTGGACATCGAGCGCTGGCTCGCCGAGGAGGTGGGGATCACCTTCGGGGAGAAGGAGGGGGCGGCGTTCATCTCCGGAAACGGGGTGACCTCGCCGCGCGGGATTCTCGCCTACGACGCGGTGCTCAAGGCGAGCTGGGAGTGGGGCAAGCTCGAGTACGTGAAGAGCGGGCACGCAAGCAGCTTCCCGACCGCGGCGCCCGGGGACGTGCTCATCGACCTGCAGACCGCGCTCAAGGGCGGCTACCGGCAGGGGTCGGTGTTCCTGATGAATCGGGTGACCGAGGCGGTGATCCGGAAGTTCAAGAACGCGACCACCGAAGAGTACTTCTGGCAGCCGAGCCTGCAGGCAGGGGTGCCGGCGACGCTCCTCGGGCACGCCGTGGAAATCGACGACAACATGCCCGACGTGGCGGCGAACGCCTTCCCGATCGCATTCGGAAACTTCCAGCGCGGCTACCTCGTCGTCGACCGGGTGGGCGTCAGGGTTCTGCGGGATCCGTACACCAACAAGCCGTACGTGGGCTTCTACAGCACGCGTCGGGTGGGTGGCGGAGTACAGAACTTCGAGGCGATCAAGCTCCTGAAGATCGCCGCATAGCGGTGCGGGCCCTGGTGGGAGCCAGGGCCTGTCTTCCCGATGGAGGGGAACGAATATGCAAAGGGACCTTCGTTCGAGGATCTCGCCGGTGATCACCCTGGGACCGGCGACGCTCAGTAGCGACACGACCGGGGCGATCGTCGACCTGCAGGGCTTCGAGAGCGCGGTCGTGGAGCTCGCGATCGGGGTCGGAGGGATCACCTTCGATGGCACGAACAAGATCGAGTTCGTGATGCAGCACGGAGACGCGTCGGATCTGTCCGATGCGCAGCCGGTCGCCGCCAAGGACGTGCAGGGGGTCACGCCGACGAGCGGCATCATCAAGGCGCTGACCTCGGCGCACGCTGCGGCCGACGTGACCGAGATCGGGTACGTGGGCGGCAAGCGGTATGTCCGCGTCAACGCCGACTTTTCGGGCACGCATGGGACCGGGACGCCGATCTCCGTCCTGATCGTCCGCGGCCACCCGCACGTGGCGGCGGCCTGAGGATAGCGGGGCGTCCGGCGAGACCGGGCGCCCCAAGGAGAGCGACAGGCC